CATTATTTGTGCCTGAACGTGTTCCACCAGCACCACCAGTACCGCTGGAACTGTTTCCAGTACCACCTGCTCCACCACCAGCGGTGCAACTAAATGCAGTTGAAGCGCCACCAGCATTACCAGCAAATGGCCCACCAGTATAAGTACCATTTTGTCCAACACCACCAGCACCAACCGTAATAGAGTGTGTAGAGCCTGGGGTTACTGTAATACTATTTCTATATGCGAGAGCTCCACCGCCACCAGCACCACCAGAATTACCATGACCAGCAGTACCACCGCCACCAACACATACAACCGCAACTTCTACTACGTTTGCTGGAACAGTAAAAGTTCCAGATGATGTAAATGTTTGTGAATTAAATGAAACTGCTGTAACTGTTTTGTTTACAGATGCACTAGATATTGTATCACTGTTTGTAACTTTAATTGCAACAGTATCACCATTACCAATTGCAGAATTCAATGCAGAAGGAGTGGTTACTGTAGCAGCTGAATCAGACGATGGGGTTACTGTTACTGTTCTGTCTACACCACTATGTGTAAATGTAACTATTAAGTTTGCAGTTAAAAATCCAGTTCCAGCAAGTGTCAACGTCCCCCCTGTACCTCTGTATATATTACCAGTAACACTGGTGAGTATTGGGATTACAGATGAAATTTTATACCATGATGTTCCATCAGAATAAGTTAAAACAGCTTTAGTAGAATCATATCTAAGTTGTCCAGCGGCGGCAGAGGGTTGTTGTCCTTCTGTTCCTACAGGAACTTTCATTGATGTTGTATTTGCACTCAAATCTATTGTGTGCCCATTACCATCTAGGTTTGCTCCAAGTTGAGGAGTTGTATCAGCAACCAAATCTGTGTTTACCACTTCATATGAAGGGTCTGCACCGTTATTTGCTCTTAGAAATTTTCCGTTATTTGATGACGTACCGTGTTCAAGTTTTGCTAAAGTAACTGCTTGGTCTGCAATATCTACTGTTGCAACATCGCCGTCTTTAATTTTAGCACTAGTAATACCGTCATTAGCGACTGAACTTAGTTTAAATTTTGTTAATGGCATATCATTCTTTTCCTTTTAACATCTTCTGTAGTTCTGCTGTACTTCCTACAAACAATGCATTAGTTACATTCTTTGGTGCAGAGTTAGGTACTTCTTTGAGTTTTTTCATCTTACTTTGTAAGTCTCCAAGTTTCTCTGTCACTTCTGCAACATTCTTAATTAGTTGCCCAGCAACCTCATAGGTTCTGGGGTGTTCTGATTCTCTTGCAAGGTCTAGGATACCATCAATTGCATCCTGTCCTCTTTCAATCAGATTATAAAAGTTTTCTCTCTGATATTTATAATCATTATCTACATCTTCTTCATTCATTTTTGTTTCGGGAACAAGTACAGGTTTAGGTGGAGAAACAACTCGCATTGCATTCTCTACTGGGTCTGCTACTCCTAAAACATTATCTAAAATATCAGTTTGGTTTGACATTTCATAACCTTACGGTTTAGTAGGCCACTTAACATCATCCAAAGAATTGTAGTCCTCTGTGATATCACGAAGTGCTTTTCTGTAGGTTTTCCAAGCTGAACTCATAGTAACATCACTGTTGCCCATCCAATCAGTTTCAGCAAGTCTACGATTTCTTTCTTTCCTAAGAGCAGCAAGAGGTTCTGCCGCAGTTAGTTCTGACTGTTTAGTTTGTACTTGTGTCCAAGAAACTCCCCAATCTTTAGCATTGTCTGATTCGATTGCAGCTCCATCATCAGTTTCACCTGTGATTTTACGGAACATTGCTCCAAACTCGTCTGCATTTTTTGGTTCTCCTCTAAGAACCCAATCTTTGACCCCAAGAGCGTCTAGTGTCTCTGATACTGTTGCCATTATTTTTTCTCCTGTTTATTCATTTTATTGAGCTATTTCTGTTACTCGCATGTACTTGAACACTGATGAGCCACCCCAATTTGCGTATACCAAAGTACCATCACCTTTAAAATAAGGGGAAATAACCTTTGATGTAGTTCCCCAACTATTTACTTCTAAAGGAAAT